ATTCATCAAAACGTGAATTAACAGGCGTTATTGTCCCTTTTGGTCAAGTAGGACATACCAATATGGGTGATGTTGTTTTTCAACAAGGCTCATTGAAAATCGGTGAGGGTATAAAACTTTTTACCGAACACGATATGACCAGACCAATAGGCAAATTATCAAGATATGAAGAAGACGACAAGGGAATTGTCGGAACATTCAAAATCGCAAGAACAAACGCAGGAGATGACGCATTAGCCGAAGCACAAGAGGGTCTAAGGACTGGCTTTAGTGTAGGCGCTATGATTGACGACTACGTCACCAAAGGTGAACAAGTAATTGTTAACGAAGCAACTCTTAAAGAAGTTTCACACGTTACATTTCCAGCATTTGGCGAATACGCACAAATAACCGAAGTAGCTGCAAGCGCAGAAACTTCACAACCAACAGAAAGTGAGGAAACTATCGTGTCAAACGAAGTTACCCCAGAAGTAGTAGAGGAAGTTGCAACAGAAGTTGTAGCAACCCCAGCTGTTGAAGCCCAAGAACGCAACGCGCGTCCTGCAATCTTCACAGCACCAAGAAGCCCAATTGTTTCTAAAGGCTCATACTTAGAACACTCATTAAGAGCAGCTCTAGGTAACGAAGACAGCCGTCAATATGTAATGGCAGCTGACACAACCTCAAACAACGCAGGTTTTATTCCAACACCACAAGCAACCGAAGTAATTAACGGAATTGCAAACGCTGATCGTGGAGTTATTGACGCAATTTCTAAAGGAACATTACCAACCTCTGGTATGTCTTTTGAGATTCCTAAAATTACAACAGCACCAACAGTTGCAGAAACAGCAGAAGCAGTAGCTTTATCTGAAACAGACACAGCTTCATCTTTTGTGTCAGTATCAGTTAAAAAATTTGGTGGACAACAAACATTGTCAGTTGAATTATTAGATCGTTCATCACCAGTATTTTTTGACGAATTAGTACGTCAAATGGAATACGCATACGCAAAAGCAACAGATTCATTTGTTGCTACAGCAATTCAAGGTGCAGGAACACTTAACGCAACACCACAAGACAATGACAAAGAAGGCTTAATTGCTTACGTGTCATCTGCAGCTGCAGCTGTTTATTCAGCTTCACTTGGTTTTGCTCGCGCACTTATTGTTACACCTGAACAATGGGGTAACATTATGGGTTACAACGACGCAGGTCGCCCAATTTATACCGCCTCTCAGCCAAGCAATGCGGGAGGAAATGTTTCTCCACAATCTTTGCGTGGAACAGTAGCAGGACTTGATCTTTATGTGTCCCGTAACTTTACTGGCTCAGGTGGAGTAGGCACAGCAGATTACTCAATGGCTGTTGTAAACCCTGACGCTTACACTTGGTACGAATCACCAAGATTGTCACTACGCACCAACGTAATTAACACAGGTCAAATTGACGTTAATTACTACGGATACGGCGCACTAGCTACAAAAATTGCAGCTGGCGCAAACTGGTTTAACTTAACCTGATAAACCACTAAGACGTGAGGCTAGTCTCGCCCCTGTGGCTAGCCTCACCCTAAACGAGAGGAAATAAAATGCCAGTATTAGTAACAGCAGCACAACTAAGAGCTGTCCTTGGCGTTCCAAATACTCTCTACGACGACACAGCATTAAACGCAATTATAGATACTTCAGAAGACGCAATAGGTGACTTTCTTATACAATGGAAAGTTGGAATAGATAAACACTATTCAGAAACAGCAACAGAAACAACAATTCACACAACACGACCACACCAATTTTATGACGGCGCAACTGTAGCCATATCTGGCGTTGAAGCACACGTAAACGGAAACAAAACAATATCTGCAATAGTAGATGAATATACTTTTAGAATCACAACAACAAGCGCACCAATACACACCGACTATAGAGCCGTAATTCCTAATGGTATTGCAGCTGAAAACGATTTATCACAATACAACGGCGTAGCAGCTGTAGAAGAAGCTGTGCTACAAATCGCTATAGACGTATTCCAATCCAGACTAGCTGCAGGTGGCACACAACAAGCCCTAGATTTTACCCCAGCCCCATACAGAATGGGTAGAACCCTTTTGTACAAAGTTACAGGTTTAATAAGTAAATATATTGACTCTAATAGTCAAGTAGGTTAACTATGCCTTTAAGTACGCTACGTTCAGACCTTAAAACAGCAATAACCTCAAACACAAACTATTCTGCATACGATCACGTACCAGACATTGTTATTCCACCAGCAGCCCTAATTTTAGCTAGTGACCCATACCTAGAACCAATAGTTATAGGCAATAGCAAAAACTATTACGTCAGACTAACATTAGAAGTAGTTAGTACAACGTATTCTAACCCAAGCGCGCTAAAAAACTTGGAAGACGATATAGAAACAATTCTAGGACTTATTCCGTTAAACTTTATAGTATTATCGGTAAGCAGCCCAAGAATTAGAAGCACTAATAGTACGGATCTATTAAGTGCTGAAATACAACTACAAACAGCCTACACAGGCTAGGAAAGGTACGAAATGGCAACAACTATTTTAAGTGGTCGTAGTTTAACATTAACTATTGCTACCAAAGATTATAGTGAACAAATTTTAGATTCTGCTATCAACTTTGATACCGAACGTTTAACTTTTGACACTCTTGCAGGAAAAGCATACAAATACATTGACTCTAACGTTACTCTTGATATTAACTTCTTGAATGACGCAGGTAAAAGCCCAGACAGCTTATACAAAGCATTATGGGACGCAACCGAGTCAGCACCAGACACAGCTCTGGCTTTTGTTTTGACACTAACAACAGGTATAACTTTAACTGGTACAGTATTACCACAATACCCACCAATTACTGCTACAGGTGCAGACGCACAAACTTGTTCAGTATCTCTACAAGTTGTCGGTATTCCAACCGAAGACTTAACTGCATAACAACAACAAACAGAACAGGGGCACACAATGCTTAAATTAAAAATAGTATGGGAATTAGAAACGGGTGAAAAGTTTGAAGAATGGACTAGACCAATTGAACTTTCACTTGCAGAAAAAGAACTATATAACGGCAAGTCAATTATTAAAATACTTATTGAAGAAAGCACACCAAGTAACACGCTTCTTTTATTCTTGGGTCACAAAATTCAACAACGCATTACCCAAAAAGTTGAAAACTTTGAAACTTGGAAAAGCAAAGTTACCGATATTGCAGCTTCTGATTTTGAGACAACAAATTTTACCAAGCCCGAAGTATCGGGCGCACAGCAGTAGAATTAGCAATAGCAACTGGTATAACACCCGATTATTGGCTCAATGCAGAACCAGATATATGGGCTACAGCTATAGACATATTGAACGAGCGCAATAATGGCTAATGCAATAGGTGGGCAAACAAGTAACACTAAAAGAACAATTCGGGTTAAAGTTGATGATTATGAGCTACGTTCCCTTTTAGCCACTTTTGGTAAAATGGACGATATTGCTAAAAATGATATGAAAAAGATTGCTAATGATTTAGCAGAACGCGCAGCTAAATTTGTTACCTCTTATGCTTACAATGCACCTAACCCTGCACAAGCAGACGCTATAATGAAATCACTTAAAATTAACAGATCAGATAAAGCACCTAATTTTACTATGGGTGGTAACACAAAAGTTACCCGAAGTGGTGCAAAGGCTGGTACGCTTTTATTTGGTACAGAATTTGGTTCTAACAGACTAAAGCAATTCCCACCACGTAGCTCACGTAAAGGGCGTGGTAATCGTGGCTGGTTTATATTTGTTGCCTTAGAACGTTTCCAACCAATTATTGTACGAGAATGGTTACAAGGATACGAAAAAATAGCAACTGAATGGAAAGGTAGGGCAGCTTAATATGGCTGAAATTAGGTCGTTAAAACTTGCTTTACTTGCCGACACCAAAAATTTTATTCAAGGGCTTGACAAAGCTGATAAAGAAACTAGAACTTTTAGCAATAAATTAGATGACGCATTAAAGAAAGGCGCAGCTGCATTTTTGGCAGTTGGCGCAGCTGCTGGCGCTATGGCTATCAAAATTGGTATTGACGCTGTTAAAGCAGCTATCGAAGATGAAAAAGCGCAAAAGTCTTTAGCAATAACTCTTAAAAACACAACTAAAGCCACAGACGCTCAAGTTAAAGCCGTTGAAGATTATATTGACAAAACAGCACGTGCTTCTGGAATTGCAGATGACGTTCTTCGTCCAAGCCTAGATAGACTTTTGAGAAGTACTTCTGATATTACCAAAGCACAAAAACTTCAAACACTTGCATTAGATATTGCAGCTGGTACTGGTAAAGATTTAGCGACAGTTACAGAAGCCTTAGGTAAAGCCTATGACGGCAATCTTGGCGCATTAAAACGTATTGGTGTGCCTCTTGATGAAAACATTATTAAAACTAAAGATTTTGACGCAGCTACAAAAGCATTAAGTGAAACTTTTGCTGGTCAAGCTGCTGCAGCTGCAGAAACTTTTGCTGGTCGTATGGCTCGCATTAAAATTGCTATAGATGAATCTAAAGAACAACTAGGTCAAGGATTGTTACCTATACTTGAACGTTTTGCTAGGTTTGCTACAGAGCAACTTGCACCAGCTTTGCAAGGACTTGTAGACGGATTGACTAGAAGTGGAAGACAAGGTTTAACACGTGCTTTTTATGACGCTGGAACAGGTGCAGTAACTTTTGGTTACGATATGGAAAATGTGCAAGGTGAAGCATATTTACTTGGTGAAGCATTAAGAGATTTGGTTGATTCATTTAATAAATTGTTAAACATTGACCCAAGCACAGGTGAAAGTTCACTTGTTAAGCTAATTGACTTAATGACTAAAATGGTTGAAAAGATTGAATCAGCAATTGCAGCTTACGAAAGATTTAAGGCTTCTTTTGTTGGTGGTACTTTAATTGACGCTTCCGTTGGTTTATCAAAGGGCGCAGGAAGTTTATTGACTGGGAAACCTGGTCAAGCTATTAACAATGTAAATATCTTTAACAACATTAAAGGAGTACTTGATCCACAAGCTACAGCTAGAACAATTACCAAAGTACAAAACACAGCAAACAAAACAACAGGTATAAAACCTTTCAACTTCGGCTTTAGATAAACCTATGACAGTATATACACCAACATATAGGGTAACAATTGCTGGAGTTGTACAAACGTCAACAACTTTACAAGACGGCACAATTACTTATGGTCGTAATGATTTCTTTGAGGCAACACAACCAAGTTATTGCAATATAGAACTATTAAACCTTGACGGCACAAGCCCAGTAGTTGAACTACTTGACACAGTACTTATAGAAGTTACTGACTCAACAGGTGCATACATAAAATTATTTACAGGTGAAGTGTCAGGTGTTTACAACAGATTTGAGGGCGCTGGTTTAGGTGGCAAACCTAACACTTTACAAATTCAAGCCATTGGTGCTCTTGGTTTACTTGTTAAACGTTACGCTGGTGGTGTTGCTTACCCAGAAGAACTAGACGGCGCACGTATTCAACGTATTTTAGAAGAAACACTATTTGTTGCTTGGGAAGATATAAGTAACACACAAACTTGGAATGACTTTACAACTGAAACTTGGGCTAACTATGGTGTGCAGGGAATTGACACTATTGACGCAGGACGTTACGAAATGCTTGCTAGAAGCGCACAAGTACAACAAGCCTACGAACTAACAGACATAACGCAACAATCAGGTTTGGGTTATTTGTATGACACAGCAGATTTTGAGATAGGTTACGCTGACGCAGAACGCAGAACAGATAACTATGCAACAAACTTAATAGAACTTGACGCCAACCTAGTAAACGCTGACATACAAACAAGACTACAAACAGCCGACATTGTTAACAGCGTAGTAATACAATATGACGACCCAATACTTGAAGAAGCAGCTCAAAACGATACGTCAATAAATAACTATGGCTTGCTTGAGGAAATTAGATCAACAATACTTGCCCAAACACTTGACGCCCAAGAACAAGCCACAAACTTTGTTAATTATCGTGGCACACCAAGAACTTCACTTGAAGCCGTATCAGTAAACCTTGCTCACTCAGATATGACTAATACAGTTAGAGACGATTTACTAGCTGTAACTATGGATACTTTGCTTTACCTTGACAATATCCCAGTAGGGCTTATACCTGAGGGCTACTTTGAGGGCTTTGTTGAGGGTTGGACTTGGACACTAGGACGTAAAAACCTTGAACTAACAATGTCTGTATCTAACTCAATTTACTCAACACTTGACGTACAATGGGAAGACTACAACGCTTTATTACAATGGCAAAACCTTGACAGCACAACTACGTGGCTTGACGTTATTTAAGAAAAGGATAAACTAGAACAAT